AGTCATAGTTAATACTCCAATTATTGATTATGATTAGCTCTCTTTACCTGTTACAGCAGGTAGGGAGGGCGATTCTTATCCTATATGAGTGAATTGAAAGTGATCACGCATAAACTCTTGCGGTGTTTGCTCTGGTTTGATCGAGATTTCAACAGTAATATCATTGCCACTGTTATCTTCGCCAATGAAGGCATAGTGATCGTTACCTAAATAATCGAACTCTCCACAATAGCCATATTGACCCGATAAAGTAAATGCTTCATCATCCGAAACTTTACCGCTCCAAACGTCCTTTACTAATTGCTCTAACAATAATTCGCTTGATGTTTTCATTTCTTTTGCTCCTTTACATGGTTAATAAGAACTAATCGGCAATAGTCTGAAAGGTTACGATCATCAGCCTTTGCCAGTTTCGCCAGTTCCTTAAAGGGAATAGGCTTAGACTTGGTATCTGCTATACATAGTTGCTTAGGCATTTTAGTGCGCCTCAAAAGATTGCGTAATGCTTTCTAGCATCTGTGATTCAAAGTAACGGTAAGCCTCAGCATAGCTACTAAAATCACTTTGATACTGTTCCGCGTCCAACTTAACTTCACGCAACTGCTCGTCGTGAAGGCTAATATTTATATTATATTCAATCATAATAAAATCCTTTGCCCCTTACGGGGCTTTAGTGGTTAAACAGATTCCGATCTAACGTACTCAATCACGCCCTTATCAAAATCCGCAATAAACTGATCGCGGTTATATGAGCGGGTATCGTCGCCAGACTTGAGTAGTATCCATGTAGTTGATCTGATCTTTTGGCGACCAACTACAGTCCATTCTCGACCAGCTTTGGTAACTACCCAGCCATTATATATCTTGTTAATTAGCATAATCATTTCTCCTAAGTTGTTAAATACAGTATAAGACTTTATCCGATAATAACCAATGAAAAGATTTAATAACCAACATAAACCAAACTTATAGGTAATACTTATGTCAACAGAGACAATAATAGGCGGCTTACCTTGGCACGGTGACGGAGGCTCGGAGAGTTGAGCGGCAAAGGTTCAGGACGTAGACCACAACAGATAGACAGCAAGACAATGGACGATAACTGGGAGCGTATCTTTAACAAGACACCCAAAGCCAAGATTGACCAAGAAAGAGAACAAAACAATATTCCCTATAACGATCACATAACGAGGCCAAACAATGCCAGCAACTCATAAAGATCCTAAGACGGGGCTTACTGAGCAACAAGAGGTATTTGTACGCGAGTATGTTCGCAATGGCGGTAATGGCACTAAAGCAGCATTAGAAGCAGGGTACGCAGAGAGTTCAGCGCATACTAGAGCATGGGAAGTATTACAAAAGGATCATGTACTAAAGGCTTTAAGGATTGAACAGACAAGGTATATAGATAGTCAAGCTTCTACTATGTTCGATGTTATTAAAGGGATAGCACTAGACGACGATGCCCCTGCATCAGTTAAACTGCAAGCAGCACTAGCTTGGAGCGATAGAGCAGGCTATAAACACGTTGAAAAACAAGAGGTTATGGACAGTCGCTCACCTGCTGAACAGGCAGAAAGAGCCAAGGAACTAACCGCTAAACTAGCATTGGTTAAGTAATAATACGGGTACATATCACGTAAGCTATTGATTCTATTGAGTGGTGCAGGGGTTTGATACCCTTGTACGTGGTAAGCTATTGATTTAGATAGGGATTGGAAACGGTTTTCATGTCAGAATCGACCCCCGTACCATGCCACTTTAGTTACATACGCGGGTAGGTGTCTATATACACCCATCCCTACATATTATTTTTTCCTCCCCAAATTCGCCCTAATTAATCACTTAATCTCTAAGTCATTGATTTATGGTTCTCAAATTTTCGGGTTCTGGAAATAGCCCAATTTACTTTTATCTTATTTATCAAGTGCTTAGTTAACATCTGCCAGTACAGATATACCCAATAAACCCCTATTTGTAAGTCATTGATTCTTGGAGTCGACTATGAACCCATTAGATTATCTTGGCGGTATGTCAGGACAAGCAGGATTACACCTAAAGCTTCGCAAGATAAACATTGAGCGTCAGATTCAAGGTCTACCTCCTATTACCCCTCAAGACTTGATGCGTGGGGAAAATCGTCCGACTCTGCCACAAACACCTAGCTTTAACCCACAGGCACAGCCACAAGTTCAACCACAAGCCAGAAAACAGGGCGGCATGAACCCACAGCTATTAAAACTGATGCAACTCTTAAACCGTTGAACCTAAAGGCTACAACAAAAGAAGGCGGTCTTTGGCTTCCCTTCAAAGAGGTGGGTTGGGGCAAGTTTGTGGCAATAAAGCTATGGCGAATTGTTTATGACCGCAGACTAAGGGAGTTGGGTTATAGCGGCTTTAGGTTGTCTCGTTGAACCTTGCTGAACTTGAAGAACTCAATGATCTAGTAGAGAACTTCAAACTAAATTTCTACACGCCTTACGAAAAACAAAAAGCCTTTCACCGCTCGTCTAAACGTGAACGCTTGTTTATGGCAGGCAACCAATTAGGCAAGACATGGGCTGGTGCTTATGAAGTCGCTATGCACCTAACGGGTATTTATCCTGATTGGTGGGAAGGCGCTCGAATCAATAAACCTAACAAGTGGTGGGTAGCTGGTGAATCTGGTGAATCAACCCGCGATAACCCGCAACGACTTCTTTTAGGTGAGATAGGCGAATTAGGCACAGGCGCAATCCCTAAAGATTGTTTGGGTAAAAAATCAATGGCTAGGGGCGTTGCTGATTTAGTCGATCACATTGCTATCAAGCATGTCTCTGGTGGTATGTCGCATCTTTACTTTAAATCCTATGGTAAGGGTCGGGAGAAGTGGCAGGGTGAAACAATTAACGGCCTTTGGTTTGATGAAGAACCACCTGCTGATGTTTACTCAGAAGGGATAACCCGTACTAACAAATCGTTTAATGATGGGTTTGGTCGAGTTATTGTTACATTCACCCCTTTGAAGGGTATGAGTTCGGTTGTATCGCGTTACTGGAATGAAACAGATCCAGAGCGTGAAATTATCTCAATGACGATTGACGATGTTGAGCATTACACCGACGAAATCAAACAAGCCATTATCAATTCTTACCCAGAGCATGAACGTGAAGCCCGCGCTAAGGGTATTCCTATGCTGGGTGAGGGCAGGGTCTTTCCTATAACAGAAGATTCGATCACCGACCGAATTACGGAAATGCCTAACCATTGGCCTCGTATTTGTGGAATGGACTTTGGTTGGGGAGATCACCCCACAGCCGCTTGTATGATTGCGTGGGATCGAGATGCAGACGTAGTTCACCTTTACTCGGGCTATAAAGAAAAATCCACCTCGTTAGCGGTTCACGCAGCGGGTATTAAGGCGTTAGCTCAATTCACCCCTGTTGCATGGCCTCACGATGGCAACATGGCGGCACGGGGAAGAAATGACGGTAAGAAGATTCGAGATCTATATTCAGACAACGGTTTGAATATGGTTTTTGAACACGCCAAATACGAAGGAGATAGGGGTAATTCAGTTGAAGCCTCGGTAGCAGATATTTTAGATCGCATGGAAACAGGGCGATTTAAAGTTGCTCCCCACCTAGAGATGTTCTGGGAGGAATTTCGTATGTATCACCGCAAAGACGGAAAGATAGTACCTAAAGACGACGACTTTATCTCAGCAGTTCGATACGCAGTAATGATGTTGCGTTTTGCTTCTGCACCCACTTACCAAACAAATTATTCAGGAAAGATTGAATATCCACCTATGGGAATCGTATGAACGAGACAGAAGTAAAATCAATCTTGAATCAGGAGATCACAAGCTCCCTTGGATATAGTGGGGGCGATCTATCTGAACAACGTAAAACAGCCCTAGAGTATTACTACGGCGAACCCTTTGGCGACGAAGTAGAAGGCCGCTCTGCCTATGTGTCACATGACGTAGCTAACGCTATTGAGTGGATGCTACCTTCCTTGTTAAAGATATTCACATCATCCGACAAGGCCGCTGAGTTCACCCCAGAAGGCATGGAAGATGAAGAAGCCGCCAAACAAGAAACAGACACAATTAATTATGTTTTCTACAAAGAGAATAATGGGTTTTTAATCCTGTACAACTGGTTTAAGGACGCGCTGTTACAAAAGAACGGCATTGTTAAAACCTATTGGGATGAAACCAAAGAAGTAAAACGTGAAGATTACGAAGGTCTTTCTGAGTCTCAGCTTATTATGCTGGCAGAGGAAGATGGTGTAGAGGTTATTGAACACAGCCCACGTATTGAAGAAGTA